GCGCTTGATTACGAACGGGTTTCAGAACTCAAGAAACTTTATGAACTGTTGCTCTCTCAACTGATGGAGCAGGGCAGCGGTGGGGTACTGCATAACCTTTGGGTGCCGGACGTAAAGCAAATTGGCAGCGGCGAATATTCTGAACGAGTTGACATTGAGCATTACAATTCCTCGCTTATCTCAGATATTCGCGGGTTGCTGGACGACCTGGCGAAAGAAACTGGGGGACGCGTGAAAAAATCAGAATTGAGTGGCGCAGATGGAAGTGCGATAACGCTTAAGGTTATCTACGAAAACAAGGATATACCCAATAATGCCTGAATACCGCATCATGCTACCTACTCCACATGCTAAACAGCGCGAGTTTATAGACTCACCCAAACCACGTAAAGTTATCAGGGCTGGGCGTAGAGGCGGGAAAACTGTTGGCATGGGTATATTCGCAGTAGAGAAATTCTTGCAGGGTCGGCGTGTATTGTATGCTGTACCAACCAGCGAACAGGTTGATCGCTTCTGGACAACTATCACCAGGGCATTGTACGAACCAATTAAATCGGGTGTGTTCAAAAAGAACGAAACCGAACACACGATTGAATTACCAGGAACAGAGCAGCGCATCAGGGCAAAAACAGCATGGAATGCAGACAGCCTTCGAGGGGATTACGGGGATGAACTTATATTCGACGAATGGCAGTTGATGAACGAGGATGCATGGGGGATTGTAGGCGCTCCTATGCTGTTAGACAATAACGGTAACGCAACATTTGTCTATACCCCTCCATCTTTGCACTCACGTTCAGTCAGTAAAGCCAGTGACCCGCAACACGCGGCAAAAATGTATAAAAAAGCATTGGCAGACACGAGCGGGCGCTGGGCTGTGTTCAATTTTACGTCACACGACAACCCGCATTTATCGAAAATTGCGCTAAACGAGATTGTGCAGGACATGACCAGCCTTGCCTATCGCATGGAAATTTTAGCGGAGGATGTAGACGAGGCTCCCGGCGCATTGTGGAAGCGTAAAGGGGAAACCATAGATGGTAAGTTCGTTTATGGGATTGAAGATAACCGCGTATTGAAACATCCTGATCTTTCCAGGGTGATTGTTGGAGTTGACCCATCCGCTTCAAGTGGCGGGGGCGAAGCAGGAATAATCACCTGCGGCAAGGCCGGTAACGATTACTATACCCTATCCGATGACAGCATACAGGGCAGCCCGCAGCAATGGGCAACCGCAGCAGTAACAGCCTATCACCGGGCAAGCGCTGATTGCATCGTTGCTGAAAAAAACAACGGCGGCGAGATGGTAGAAGCGGTCATAAAGCAGGTTGACCCTGCGGTCTATGTCAAATTGGTATGGGCGTCCAGGGGCAAGGCGACCAGGGCAGAGCCAATCAGCGCAATCAGCGAACAGGGCAGAGACCACCACGTCGGCGCGTTCGCAGCGCTTGAAGATGAATTATGCTTGTGGATGCCTGGCGACTCCTCCCCAAACCGCCTTGATGCGAAGGTGTGGGCAATGACCGAATTAATGGGTATCAGCATGGCAACCGCAGCAGAAGACCCGTTTGTAGACTGGTAAAGGATAAATACTATGGGCATAATGAGCAACATCAAATCGCGATTGATTGACTGGTTTCTGGGGGACATATCCTCAGATTACCAGGAGCAGATTCGGTTTATTACCAAGCGCCGCGACTATCGCAACGGGTTACAGAAACGCAACCTGAAGGTACGCCCGCAGCAGGCAGACGATAACCTGACCCTGAATTTTACGAGTCTGGTATCGGAGCGCGATGTGTCAATGCTGCTGGGGAAGGGAGTTAAGTTCGACTACGGGAAGAATCAACAAGCGCTTGATTGCGTTGAGGACGTTTATAAATATAATCATTCAAATATACTGTTTCACCGCGCTGCATTGATGGCAACAGAAAGCGGAATGGTATTCATTAAGACCATTCCACAGGACGGCTCCCGCACTACCCGCCTGATTGCGCTTGACCCTATCCTGGTTACAGTAGAGACTGACCAGCATGATTGGGAACGGGTAACTGGTTACATCATCCGCTACAAAATCGTTGATAAAGACATGCGTGACGTTGCAATCAAAGAGGAGACATTGCAGAACGACAGAGGCGCATGGGAAATCGTTACCTCAGAGAGCCGGGGCGGGCGCTGGCAGGAAACAAGCCGGGTAACGTGGGAGTATGATTTTCCACCCATTCTGCACTGGCAGAATAAGCCGTCAGTGGACGGCGTTTGGGGGCAGCCGGATATTACAGATGACGTTATCGCATTGCAAGACCGCATTAATTTTGTAGCGTCCAACATCAGCAAGATTATCCGCATGTACGCACACCCGCCGCGCTGGGGGCGTGGGCTTGGCGACCCCAAAAGAATCAGCCTGGGGCCAGATGATATTATCGACATGGGCTTAGACGCAAACTCCGGTATCTGGCAACTTGACCCGGTGAACGACACGCCCGGCGCATCTGGTTTTTTGTTAACTCTTCGTCAAGCGTTGATGGACATTACCCGCACGGTTGATGTTACCAGCCTTGCCGACAAGCTGGGGGCATTGACTAACTTTGGCTTACACGTGCTTTATCAGGATGCGCTGCAAAAATTGGAAACAAAGCGCCAATTATGGGAAGAGGGATTTAACGAACTCAACCGCCGCATTCTGCAAATCGAGGGGTTAGCGCCGGATGACTGCGAGGTTATCTGGCCTGAACCGCTGCCCGAGAACGCGACAGAGGAAACTCAAGCGCTTGAAGCGGATTTACGAATGCAGATTGTCAGCAAGGAAACCGTATCTGAGAAGCGCGGCTATGTTTGGGAGGACGAGAAAGAGCGTATGGACGAAGAGCGCGCCATGGGCGAGAGCCTGGGCGCTCAACTGCTGCGTGCGTTTGACAGCACCGGTGGAAATAGTAATTTACCTGGGAGTAATCAAAATGAGATGTCCGGTACACGGAGCAATATTAGGAGAGCAGGAACAAAAGAACCTGTATGACGTTGCAGATAGAGCGTGGTACACCAACGATGAATATACACGCACATTTGAGCGCGGTCTATCGCAACGGGTCGGCGTAAATCATGCGTTGTTTGTCAACAGCGGCTCAAGCGCCAATCTGTTGGCTATGTCTGCGCTGGCAGATTATGAGATTGAGCAGGAGCGCCGTATACTGCCCGGCGACGAGGTAATCACAACTGCAATTAGCTTTGCTACAACTGTAGCGCCTATTGTGCAGGTCGGCGCTGTTCCTGTGTTCGTGGACATGCTGCAGGATTTCAGTCCTGACATTGATGCGATTCTTAGGGCAATCACGCGCTGCACAAAGGCCATTGTCCTAACGCATACACTAGGTTTTCCGTTTCAGGCAGCGCAGATACGCGCAATCTGTGACAAATACAATCTATGGTTGGTCGAGGACACATGTGATGCGCTGGGCGCAATTGCAGACGATAAACCTGCTGGTGATTGGGGCAACATATCGACCTTATCATTCTACCCGGCGCACACCATCACGACGGGAGAAGGCGGTATGGCATTGACCAGCAGCCATAAATTATTTAGGATTATGAAGTCTTGTCGGGATTGGGGTAAGGGCTGCTACTGCGAACCCGGACAGGATAACGCCTGCGGTCACAGGTTTGACGGTGGATTTGACCACAAACATACTCATGTCAGGATGGGTTACAACCTCAAAGCCACTGAGATGCAGGCTGCAATTGGGGTGGCGCAACTGGACAGACTGGACGGGTTTATCAGCAAGCGCCGGGCGAACTATGATTATCTTTATATGACATTCCCGGATAATATGCGCACCTACCCGTTGCCAGATGGCGCAGCGCCGTTCGGTTTCCCGTTCTTGGTTCCTGAACACTACGACCGGGCGCATTTCTGTAAATATCTCGAAGCGCAGGGCGTTGGCGTGCGCATGATATTCGGCGGCGACCCCAACACACACCCGGCTTATGAACACATTAATTACCGGATTAGTGGTACAATAAACAATACAAAGGTATTTCAAAAGCGCGGTATGTGGGTAGGCTGTTGGCCCGGACTGGATACCCCGCAACTAGATTACATGGTCAAAACCGTAAAGGATTATGACGAATGCAAAAAAAAGACTCAGATTACATAATTTCAAAACTGTTTCATTCCGGGACGCTTTCAAATTTATCTGGAAAGAAGATTTTAGTTGTTGGTGGAACTGGCTTTGTTGGGCGCTGGTTCGATATTGAAGGGCTGAATATTATTCGCTATGGAAAAGAAGAAATGGCAAGGCTTGAGTTTCCGTTCCAATATTATGATTTTGATTACATCATTCATGCCGCGCCAACCCCGCCAAAATGCACATCAAAATCCTACCAGCGCTTGCTGTTTATTTCTTCCGGCGCTGTGTACGATGACCCGTCGACCGATACGAGCATCGAGAAGATGCTTCATGAATCAATGGTGAAGCCGCCGCATATCTCAGCGCGCCTGTTCACGCTGGCGGGCTATGGCGCGCGGCCTGGGCGCTTTGCGCTGGATACATTCATCCGGCGCGGGCTGGAAGGGAAACCAATTCAGGTATATAACCGATATTCATTGCGCGGGTACATGTATGGCGCTGATATGGCAGTCAGAGTGTTAGAAGCGATTGTGAACGAGACGGATACATTTTGTGATATTGGTTCAAGAGATAAAATTATGATTAGAAATGTTGCAAAAATTGTTGCCGACCATTTTCATGTTGCCGTTGAATGCATTCACGGCGAGCCTGACCCACGCCCAGATTATGCGCCAGCACAAACAAAATATCGAGAAATGATGTTTAGCAAAGAATCTATTGTGAGGACGATTGAGGAATACGAATTATGCGAATTAAAACAGTAGAGCTATCCGACAAAGACCGCACGCCACTCTGGGAGGTTGCGCCGCTCTCGCAACCCTGGACGGTTTACATTGACGTCACCAATTTGTGCAACTTTAAGTGTGTCTATTGCCCAACCGGAAACCCGGAAATGATTAGCCAGACGATGCGCTATAATGGACACATGACGCTTGGAGTTTTTAAGAAAGTTGTCACAGACTTGCGGGAACTTGACCAGTTGCGTATCGTGAACCTGTACAAAGACGGCGACCCGCTGGTTAACCCCAATTTCTGCAACATGGTTCATATCCTGCGCTCTGCATTGCTGGAGCGAGTGCGTATTTATTCGAAAACCAATGGGGAACTAATCCCGCACACCCCCAACCTGGCCGCCGCCCCGCTGGACATGCTGGGTTTGTCTGTGCCGCATGTGACAGATGACGGTATCCGGTCAATCGTTGGCAAACCCGTGAGTTATAAAAGATACAAGGACGGTGTAAAGCGATTGTACGAGGATAGCCGCAGACAGTTCACGCTCAACGCAAAAATGGCGCGCTACAAGATGACTGAGGCGCACATTGAGAAGTTTTACCGGGACTTTGAACCGATTACCGACACGGTGGCGATTGAGGGGCTGCATGGGTGGGGAGCTAACGACCTGGGAGATATGCTATTGGGCGTAGAGGTTGAGCCGCACGACGGCAGTCCGGTCGTTCCACATATCGCCTGCCCGCTTCCGTTCATGATGATGTCGGTCAACAGCGACGGCACAACTGCGGTATGCTGTTCTGAGTGGGGACACTTCCACGACTTGGGAGATGTGAAACTGAATACATTGAAAGAGATTTTCAATAATGAGAAATCAAAAGCATTCCGGCTGATGCACCTTGAGGGGCGCAGATACGAAAATATGGCATGTAAAGACTGCCAGTATCGAGACACCCTGCAAGATAACATCGACGGACATTTAAAAGAAATGATTGAGAGGATGAAATGAGAAATTGCCCTGTTTGTAGTTCTGATTATCGTACTGAAATATGGACTATGCCCTATAAAACTCCCGAAAACTTTTCGCTGATGAAATATATTTCCTGGTATAAATGCGATGACTGCGCCCTGCTTTACGGCGACGGCGATTTTAACCAAGAGATGTTGAATACATACTACCGCACGCGATACGGGTACGGCATTAATAGTGTTGATGTAAGCAACCGTCTTACTGATATTGCGAAGTGGGTAATGTTGAACACGGATGATACCGGGCGTTTTGTTGATTTTGGCGGTTCTGGCGATGACGGTAAATCAATTGCGGTTGAGTTCCTGCGCCGCTTCGGACGCTTAAATTCATGGAATGTGAATGCTGGCGAAACCGTTCCTGATTGTGATGTGCTGCTGGCAAGCCATGTGCTCGAGCATGTCTACGATATGCCGGAAGTCATGGAGAAGATAACAGGCGCAATTTCTCATGATGGTATCCTGATTGTTGACGGCCCGGACGCGACCGGATTATTACTTGAGTGGACTATGCCAATGTTGGATTTTCATACGAAACATATTATCCACTTCCGGTTTGTAGATTACCTGCGCCTGATGGAGCGTTACGGGTTTGAACTAATGAGTCATGTGCAATACAAGGATATTCGAGCGGGTCAGTCTGCGCCGTGCCTGCGGATGTATTTCCAGCGCCGCGATGTTGCGAGGGAATGCGGGGATTTAGTACAGGCGAATATCGAAAAACTGCTTGTAAAACTGCGCGCCATAAACGAGCCTGTGAATGTATGGGGGCTAGGTGACATTTCTTGGCACTTGTTAGCTCAGGTTAACCTGCAAGTTTTGGAGTACATCGACAATGACCCGGCCTATCGCGGCGAAATGTACGATGGCAAGCCCGTGCTTGAGCGTCCGACCAACGATGCGCCGATTGTGATTACTGCACAAGGCCAGCGCCACAAGTTGATTGATAACATCCGCAAGGCGGGGGTTACAAACAGGATTATTGAGATATAGAGGTAAAAATGCCCTATCTAGGCCGTCTTACTGACGAAGAAAAAAGGCGAGCTAATTTACTCGCAAAAACAAAACCTATTGCCGCAATGAAATGCTCACAATATGACAAAATGTTGGTTGCCGGCAAATCGATTGCATTAATCCAGTTGCAATATAGTTACCGCTGCAACATGTCCTGCTCTCACTGTTCTGTGGCAGGTTTCAGGCGTAAGAAATTCAATCGCTGCCTGGATATTCCAACCGTCAAGCGTATATTTGACGAGGCGCACGCTTATGGACTGGCGCACATGGGAATCAGCGGCGGTGAGCCGTTGACATTCCCGGACTTCGACAACCTGGTAGACGCAATTGGGCCGGAACGCTTTCATATTCAACTGGACACAAACGGCTTTCTGTTTGACAGCGCAACCGCAAAGCGCGTTAAGTCAATGGGAATTGACAAGGTACAAATTTCAATCGATGGACTGGACGCAAAAGAGCATGACGCATTCAGGCGCAAGCCTGGCAGCCATTACCGCTGCATGACCGCAATCGACGCGGTGCTTGATGCTGGGCTTGCGCTGCAAGTGGCGACAGTGGTTAATCACCAACGGGCGCAGTCTCAGGAGCTTGAAGAATTTATGAAACTGATGCACTCAAAATGCGCGCCAATTTCTGTGATTTACGCAAAGCCGGTAGGCGAATATGCAAGCCGCCTTGACCTGATGTGTACGCCCGCAGACATTCGCGGGGTAAAACAACTGATGGCGCAGTATGGCGGTTATGACCATTCTTCACCAGGATATGGCCGTGATATTGGGTGCACGGCGGTGAAACGCATTATTTCAGTTACCGCATTCGGGGAAGTCCTGCCTTGCCCCTGGATGTACTGGACGCTTGGAAACGTCTACGAGATGCCGCTTGAGGATATTCTGGCAAAAGGGATGCGCTATTTCGGCAAGCGTTGTCCTGTGTGCCGGTTGTCTGAATCGCCTGAGTTTGTGCGAGATTACGCTTCAAAGGCGGTCTGGTTTGATGAACTGCCTACGGTCGAGGAGGTTATGGGAGAATTGACAAATGAAGAAACTTAAACTATTTGGGATGTATGCGCTTTATTATCTGTGCAAGGCCGTCAAGGTCGTTCTGATATTGACAATCGTTGGATTAACAATCCTTGCGGTTATCCTGATTTTTGGACACGGTGTATTATGAAAATCTCTGATGCAATCTTTCTATATCTCAAGCGTCACGGCGTGGACATGGTTTACATGCTACCAGGTGGCGGCGCAATGCATCTTGTAGACTCGCTCGGTCAATCCGGCATTCCGTTTGTGGCCTGCCTGCATGAGCAGGGAGCAGGGTACGCGGCAATCGGTCACGCCATGATTACAGGCAAAACTGCTGTGTGTCTGGTGACTTCTGGACCAGGCGCAACCAACGCGGTGACTCCGTGCGCGGCTGCATGGACTGACAGTGTGCCGGTGCTGTTTATTTCGGGGCAAGCGCCGACTGATACACTATCAACCGGTCAACGTTGCCGGGGGCCGCAAGAGATTGATATTATGTCCATCGTTGAGGAAATTACAAAGTCGGTTGAAGAACCAAGAAACATTGAAGATGCCAGAGATATGATTGGATACGTTGAGGAATTGTTCAATCTGACAACCGAAGGCAGGCCGGGGCCTTGTTGGTTATCCGTTCCTCTTGATGTGCAGGCAATGGAGGTTGAATATGAATAAGCCCGTACTCTTACTTGGGAACGGATGCAGAAGCACCCCCGGTTTCGTGATGGAAGCGGCGGTGAGCGGCATTCCGATATTATTAACCTGGCCGGCTATGGATTTACTGCCAGAGAATCACCCGTCATTCTGTGGCCGTCCGGGAATGCTTGGGCAGCGCGGCGCAAATATCATTTTGCAGAAATCGACGCACCTATATGTTTTCGGCGCTCGATTGGATAACGAAACGGTCGGCTATGATTATGAAGGTTTTGCGCCAAACGCAGAAATTCACGTTTTCGATGTTGACTCAGCGGAAATTCTTAAACTCCCGAAGAGGTATAAGGGGCATTTTATTGTAACCGGAAATTACCAATTTGATTTTGCTCCTTCTACGTCTGCGTGGCTTGAATGGTGCAAGAAACTGCACAATGAATTGGATAATCGGCACAGTTACCAGAATATAGACACGGTTGACCCGGCTTATATTGCAGATTGGCTGCATAAGCACACAACAGCGGATGATATTATCGCGCTGGGTTCGTCTGGTCAAGCGCCCTGCTCAATGCTGCAAAACTACCGGGTGAGAAAAGGCCAGCGCGTTATTGGATTATCCACGTTCGGCCCAATGGGGGCAGACATTCCAATGGCGATTGGGGCGTGCATTGCATCCGGTAAACGCAGAACTATCTGCGTCACCGGTGACGGCGGTTTTATGCTGAACATGCACGAACTTGAGATTGTGCGCCGCCTGAATCTTCCGATTAAATTTATTGTCTTAAATAACGGTGGGTATAACACCATCAAACAGAGTCAACTCAAACGTTTCGGAAAAGCAACGGCAGCAGATAGAGACAGCGGGTTCACAATCCCGGCAATTAGAAACGTTGCGAATTGTTTTATGATTAGGCATTGCATGGTTGCGAGAAACGATTTTATACCGCTTTATGAAGCGTTCGCAAACAATGACCCAGCAGTCATTGAGTGCATGGTGTCGTCTGACTGGATACAATACCCGCGCATGGATAGCACTATGAATGCAGACGGCACATTCACGAAAGACAGCCTGCATGACATGACCCCAAAACTTGATAATCTTGACGAATTAATGAGGTGGGATGGTGACTGAACAACCCCCTGGTGATACCGTAATTCAAACATCGCAACGCTTTCGGGATGCGTTGCTGAGGCAGGACGAGGCCGCATTGAATCGCCTTGTGGCTGAATACCGCCGCGTTTATGGCAGGCTGAAAGACAAGATTGACCTTCTCATGGACGCAATTGCAGAGCGCGGCACGATGGCAGAGGAAGAGCTAACCTCACTCATGCGCTACAAAAACCTGATGGCCGGCATACAACGAGAATTGCGTGACTATGGCGTGGTTGTGCGCGCCGAGTTATCCAATGCAGCGGAAGCGGCTATTGGATTGGGCGTTTCAAACAGCAGGCAGATTATGGCGCTTGCGGTTATTCGTGACGGCGGCAGAGTCGGAAACATTAACGTACTTCAACCGGACGTGATTCGGCAATTGCTTGGTTTTCTGCAACCAGAATCCGAATTGTGGAATCGATTAAATTCCGTTCCCGGCTGGACGGCGTTACAGGTATCGGAGCGCCTGATTGATGGCGTAACAATTGGGCGCGGGCCAAAGGTCATTGCAAACGAGATTGTAAAAGCGCTGGGAGGCTCTCTCACGGATACTTTACGCATGACCCGCACAGCACAGATGTACGCCTACAGGGAAGCCACCAGAGCAAACTACGCGGCAAACAGCGACATAGTGACCGGCTGGATATGGCATAGCGCATTAGACGGGACGACCTGTCCGGCGTGCGTGTCGATGCACGGAAGTTTTCATAAAATGGACGAGCGCTTGAGTGGGCATTATAGCTGTCGTTGCTCAATGGTTCCAGTAACGTTTCTGAATCCAAACCCAACCATAGAAACCGGGGAAGCATGGCTTAATCGCCAAACGGAACAGGTACAGGCGCAGATATTAGGAAAGGGAAAATATGAAGCGTGGAAATCCGGCAAGTTCAATTTGTCGGACGTTTCGCATGAGCAGCACGATGACGTTTACGGCAATATGCGAACCGCAAAAACATTGGAGGAATTGACCAATGGACGATGACAGCAAAGATATTTGGATGGATGTCCGCGAGGCGTGTTTGCTGATTGTTGGCGCAATTGAGCGCAAATTCAAAATTTATCCACTCACGGCAGACTTGAGAAAGGAGAAAAAGCAGGATGACAAAAATAAAAGGAATGGAAGTCAAGATTAATGACAAAATTGGCGACAAGATTTTGGTCATGTCTTCGGCGCAGTATGCGCAGTTTGAGGCTGACCCGGACGGTTTTGTGGCATGGCTTGACCGCACGGGCAGGTTTCCGCAGCCAGAGCCAGAGCCAGAAAAGAGCGCCGGAGCGGTTGCAAAGTTCCTGAAACCGTCTAAAAAATAAGCTATTGCGTTGTGTGGTATAATATAAATACAAAATAGTTTTTACGGTAGTTGTTTTTCTAAACGCCGTTGGAAGATGTCCCCTTTTTGGGGCTTCCAACGGCGTTTTTGTTTACTACGTTACCGCACGGTAAAGCGGGAGAAGGTATAAAGATGTCAGACGAACAGAACCTTACAAATAACCAGCAGGAAAGCGAAACCATTCCAGAAACTAAAACGGAAACGCAACCGGAAAATGCGGAAAAGAAATTCACGCAAGCGGATATGAACGAAGCCATTAAAGTGAGGCTTGCGCGCGAGAAAGAGTCGTCAAAAAGGGCGGCGGAAGAGGCGCAGAAGTTGGCCGAAGCCGAAGCTCTCGCAAAAAATCAGGAATGGCAGAAGTTAGCAGAAACACGCGCGGCAGAGATTGCCGCAAAAGAATCAGAACTGAAATCGCTCAAGCTGTTGGAAACTAAGCGGGCAGCGGCAGAAAAAGCAGGCTTGCCGGTTGCGTTCGCAGCCAGACTACAGGGGGAAACCCTCGAAGAACTGGAAGAGGATGCAAAGGTCATTGCCGCATTATTGCCGAAGCCGTCAAAAACCAACCTCGGCGCTACTAATCCGGGCGGTTCGCAAACTGGCGAAACCATAGAGGAACGTAGACGGAGGCTTGGAATATAACAAAACGGAGGTCTTAAATGACTGCACAAAACAACGTTTGGGCTGATGTTTCCAGTATCGCCCAGCGCGTAGAGGATGACGCGGTTTTTGTCGTCCGTGAAACAAATATCCTGGAACCTCTTATCACCGTCTTTCGAGATATGACCGGTATGAACCTGCGGCGCGGCTACAAGTACAATCAAGGCACGGCAGTGGCAATTTCGGATGGCGACGACCTGACTTCACAGGCTTTCACTCCCAGCGCCGACCAAACCCTGACCCCGTATGAAATCGGGTTGCAGTATTTCATCTCTGACGCACGCGCTGAGAGCGATTTACCGGAACAGATTTTATCCGATGCGGCTTCTGAGCTTGGTTTTGCTGCATCCGACAAAGTGATGACCGACATCTGTACTGAGTTTGCTTCTTTGACGGGCGGAACGGTCGGAACTGCCAACGGTACGATTAGTTGGTCAATCATGGCCGCAGCCATTGCGCAGGCGCGCAACGCCAATAAAAACGCCGCGAAACCGCTTGTAGCAGTAATTCACGGTTATCAATGGGCGGTTCTGGCAAAAAGCGCCAGTATTGCAGGCGCTTCCGTGGCAGCAGTCGCTCCTGGTTTTCAGGAACGCGTTACTGTAAACGGTGGGGCAAACTCGCTGGTTGCTAATTTCATGGGCGTGCCGATTTATCAGGTTTTTCAAGCGGCAGATGCAGATGGCGACTTTGCGGGCGGGGTGTTCCCGCGTGAAGCGATTGCACTTGACTGGCGACGCGCAATCCGCGTTCGCCCTCAACGCGATGAATCAAAACGCGGCCTGGAATTAAACATGTCGGCAATTTATGACGCTGGCGTATGGCGACCTGATCGCGGTATTAAATTGCTGAACGACGCAACCGCGCCCTCAAGCTAAAGGAGGCTAAAATGTCTGATGTGATGAACGTTTGTGTAAACATTAACGCCGGAACTTTGGCGGTCGGCACTACAAATGTAGTTGCGTTTTGGGCCCCAACCGATGCAATCGGCGGTGGGCTGACGGTTACTGATGTGCGCTACTCGTCCAACGCGGCAATCGCAGCGGGTTCAGCGCCGAATTTCACCCTGGTTACTCTGGGTACTAACAGCGCCACCAACGGCACAATCGCAAGCGCAATTGGTTCGGCGGCTTTCACCGCAGGAACCTCACGCGTCGGCACAATCTCGGATGCCTGGGTGGACGGTACTGAGGGCGTTGCCGTGCAATGGGCGCAGACTGCCGCGAACGCAGACTCGCCCACAATTACCGCGCATATCCAATACAAGATGGGTCGGTAAATTATTGATACAGGCTGGATAGGCCGCTATAGCGCCGAAAAGGGTTACTCCCGCCCCTTCCAGCCTGCAATCGGGAGCTATCTGGGAGGATAGCATGAGAATTTTATGGCATTCAAACGCACCCTGGTCTGCATCAGGGTACGGGCAGCAAACAAAGTTCAACACGCCAATCATCGAGGCGCTCGGTCACAATATCGCAATCAGCGCCTACTGTGGGCTTGATGGCGCAATTCTGAATATGGGCAACATACCCGTATACCCGCGCAGATATGACCCATACGGCAACGATGTTATTCTTGCGCACGCGAATAATTTTAAGGCAGATGTAATTATGTCGTTGATGGATGTTTGGGTATTACACACGGAAAACTGGCCTTTCGGCACGCGTTGGATTCCCTGGTTTCCAATCGACCATGACACCATGCCGGAAATTATTCGCGGTAAACTGTCTCAGGCATGGCGCAGGATAACGTTTAGCCGTCATGCAGAACGATTGACCCATGAAGCCGGGCTGGATTGCTATTATATTCCCCATGGCGTGGATACGAATATTTTCAAGCCGGGTGATAAAATTCAGGCGCGGGAAAAATTAAACCTGCCGAAAGACGCCTGGATTATTGGAACGGTGGCGATGAATAAGGGAAATCCATCCAGGAAATGTTTTGTTGAAATGATGGAAGCATTCGCAAACTGCAAGAAACGGCATACGGATATGGTCTACTTCCTGCAAGCCGACCGGGGTGAAGGCATACAAGAAATGGTTAACCTGCCTGAGTTGATTCGTAACCTCGGATTAGTTGAGGGTAAAGACATTATTTTCTGCAATCAATACGTGCAACAAGTCGGTTATCCGACCGAATACATGGCCGATGTTTACTCAGCGCTGGATTGCCACATGTTAGTTAGCATGGGCGAAGGTTTTGGAATCCCAATCCTTGAAGCGCAGGCTTGCGGTACACCTGTGATTGTAGGCGATTGGACGGCTATGACTGAACTGTGTTTCAGCGGGCGCATGGTCAGTAAAAAGGACGCGGACAGATGGTACACGCCGTTTGCCGCATACCAATACCGCCCGCGCGTGCGCGCAATCGAACTGGCAATTGAAGCAGAATACAAAATGCCTTCGTCAAGAGATAAGGCGCAGGCAGGCGCACAGGCGTACGACCTGAAACTTATTGGAGAAAAATACTGGAAACCGATTATGAACGAAATTCAGGAGGCCGTCAATGCAGTGGCGTTCTAACTCAAAATTATTAATCCAAAATGCGCATACGATGACGATATTCATTGACATGATGCGGCTTACCTATCAGCGCCACGCGGCTTATTGCGTCAGTCATGGGTTTGACTATTGGCATCATATCGGGAACCCATGCCCAGAGCGCGAATGGGGCGCATGGGACAAAGTACATTTAATCAGGGAGGCGCTTTCAAGCGGTTATGAGTTTATCGCCTGGCTGGACACGGACGCGGTAATCTCTGGCGACGCTGATTTATCCGATACTCTGCAAGCCGGTCAGCATATCGGCGGTTGCGTGCATGATGCAAATGGCATTCCAAGACATATCAATGTCGGCGTGTTGTATTTCAGAAACACGCCGGAAACTGTGCAGTTTGTTGAGAACTGGCACGCCGGATACCCTGGTGACAATCGCTGGCGCGAACAAGGGACGTTCAACGACTTGATTACAAAATATCCCGGCGTTGTCACAGAATTGCCTGACACGTGGAACAGCACCTACCGGGTAAACCAGATAGAAGGGGCGGCGGTAATGGCCTGGCATGGGGTCGTGCCGTTACCAAGACGTTTTGAGATGATGAAATCCACGCTGGTTAATGATTATCTGAAATACAGGGTGTAAATTATGGCAAGAACCGGAATGACTACATTAATCGACACGCTGAGAGGGTATACCGATGCGGGAACAGCAGATTATACCGTCGGCACGTTGACTTATTGGTCAGACGACGAGATACAGCGCGCTCTCGACCGCAGGCGAACGGATAATTACCGTATTCCAATTTATCCACAATCCGAATACACGGGCGGCGGCACAATCGAGTATAAGAAATACTACATTGGCGTTGAGAACTGGGAAGAAACCAGCGGGGGAACTGCGATATTTACGATTGAGGATAACGACGGCGATAAAATCGGTACGGCAAACTGGTCGGCTGATTATACGCGCGGGTTCATCACGTTTACGGCAAACCAGGGAGGAACGGCTTACTATGTCACCGGCAGCAACTACGACCTTAACGGCGCGGCAGCGGATATATGGAATTCAAAAGCGGCGCACTACGCCCGTGCGGTCAATTTCTCGACTGACAATCATAGCATATCCAGAGGAGATTTGATTAAGAACGCTTTAACAATGTCAAACTATTACCGCAACCAATCTGGGATGCGTGTTATTCAGGTTTATCGCGAGGATTGTGTGCCATGACCTCTTTACTATCATCCGCAGACCTCGCAGATATGCGCTCCGCAATCAACGACCTTTTGCCGGATACCTGTAATATCTTGACTGGTACGGTTAGCATCGACAGCGAAGGCGGCGCAACCCAATCATGGGGAACTGCATCCGCAGGAGTGGCGTGCAGACTGGACATGCGCAACGCAAGAAAGATGTTATCCAACGGCGCAATCCAACCGTTTACAACATGGGTCATGACTCTGCCATACGGAACTTCAGTTACGGAACTGAATCGCATTGAACACGGCACGTTCTTGTATTCCGTGAAGCCAGTCGACAATGATAAATCGTGGGGCGCGTGCGTGCGCGTGGAAGTAGAAAAACTATGAACGAGATAAAGCTAGACACGCGCATACTGGATGCAATCATAGCCAACACTGGAAAAAATGCCGACCAGGTACTTGGTGGGATTGCCTACGAGCTTGAAGCGGACGTAAAAAGCAGCATGAAAGAGGGCGGGACAGGCAAAGCGCATGTACCATCAGAACCAGGCAACCCGCCGAACGTTGAATACAGCACATTAAAAAACAGCATCCATACCGTGCATGTGAAACCTAAATTATGGCGCGTACAGGATGGGGTTGAGTATGGGTTGCCTCTTGAGATGGGAAGCGGAAGAATTGCAGCGCGCCCGTTTATGATTCCTGGGGTAGAGCGCATACGTAAGAACCTCGATAAGTGGTGGAGGCAATTGGTCAAATGAGCGCATTTAATGTACTCAATGCGGCAATCAGAAGCCGGTTATCCGCAGACGGAAGCCTGGGGACGCTGTTAGGCGGTACTGCGTTGGTATTTTTTCAGCAAGCGCCAGACACACAGGCTTACCCGTTTGTCGTGTGGAATTACATGGGCGGCGGAGACGAGAATATCACACCGTCGCGCATGAAAAACCTGATGATTAACGTCATGGCGTACGGCACGGTAAGCGCCGCGAACGTCGGGACGATTGATAAGCGCATTGATGCGCTGTTGCATAACTATACCTTTACCGTGACCGGTTGGAATAACTTCTGGACGGCGCGCGAAGAGGACATAAATTTAGTTGATAACCCACAGAGCGGGAACAAGGTATTTTCCGCTGGTGGAATATATCGAATCAGACTAGGAGATTAAAAATCATGGCTGAATATTCTGGACGAAACGCAATTGGAACGTGGGTCACCGCGAGCGGCACGACCACGCTGACCGGCAATCAACGCACGATTACCTATACGCCAACCGTAGATTTATTTGACGCTACAGCGGGCGCGGACGTCAATAAAACCTATGTCGTCGGTCAGAAAGATGGACAACTAGCAATCTCAATGCTGGGACAGACGACCGGCAGCGCAACCCTGGCGCAGTTTGTCGAGGGCATGATTGGCACGATTTCCAATCTGGCAACCGAAGGAACGGCGGTAGGTTCACCCACAAAAACATTCCCGGCAATCTGTCTTGGAGTAACCGAAACCGCGCCATACAGCGACGTGACCACATGGGATATTTCATGGCAGCAGAACGGAGCTAGAACTGATGGAACCATCTCATAAGATTGTTTTATCGAATGGGCGCGAAGTATCGTTTAATCTCGACCTGATAACATTGCGCGAGTATCGCAATATGTTCAATCCGAGCCAACTCCAAAAAGACGAAGACGAGATTATCACGCGCGTGACGGGTCTAACCGTTGATGAATACCTTGACCTGACGCAACCGGACAGCAGGCGGGTGCTTACGGAGTTCTTCCGTATTGCGCGGGAGCCGCTTGCAAGCCCAAACTCAGTAAGCGCGTCTACTTCGGATTAATCGGGTTCGATGCAAACGGCGACCCGGCAGATATGCCAATGGAATATTTTAGATGGCATTTTGCGGAAAAGTTCGGATGGACATTACCGGAAATAGACGCGCTGAGCATGGCGGATGTAGAGGAATATCACCAAGTATTCGACGGTATAGCAAAAGCAAAGGCGCAGACTGGAGCGAGAAATGCACCAAAAGCTAGAAAGCACGGCAGGGGTAGATAATGGCTACTAAGGTCGCTTCACTTTACGCTGAGTTAAGCGCGGACACATCGAAGTTTGACCAATCGTTATCGAACAGCAGGCAGTCGCTTGATAAAGCTCAATTTTCGCTGAACAAATTTGCCACTACTGCAAGTGGAGATTTGCGCGGGTCGGTTGACGCGTTCTCAAATACACTTAAAAATGCTACCCCTCAGAATCTGGCGTTTGCCGCAACGTTTAAGGGAATTGAGGAAGATTTTAATTCCGGCAAAATTAGCATAAATGATGCCAGAGTAGCAATTGCAAACCTAAAAGATGGAATGGGGCCTGCCGAAATAAAAGCCAAGTCTTTATCCAGCAGTATGATGGAAATGAAGGGCGCGTTTGTCGCGGCCACGATTGCGGCAGCCGGAATAGCGTTTGCGGCAAAACAGATTTATAATTTCGGTAAATCCGGCGCTGAATTAGAATATACGGCATCGAAGTTCGACAGGTTATCCGCTTCTATCGGCGCTACTTCCTATGTTCTGCAAGATGATTTAAGAAAAGCCACGCGTGGCATGGTTTCAGATTCCGAACTAATGGCGTCTGCAACAAACTTTATGACTCTGGGACTGGTCAGAACGCAGGAAGAAGCGGTCAGGCTAACGACCATTGCGGGCGCTCTCAAAATGGATATGAACCAGTTGGTTCTGACACTGACCAACCAAACCACGATGCGTTTTGACGCGTTGGGGGTTGCGGTGCGCGGCTTTGACGAACGCGTGGCCGCTCTCAAGAAGACAGGTATGAGCGCCAACGACGCATTCAATGAGGCGTTCTTGCAGCAGGCCGAAGCGCAAATGAAAAAGGTCGGGGTGGCTGCGGATAGCTCAACGTCTAGCTTTGTTAAGCTAGAAAACTCTGTAAAAAATGTTACTGACATTTTTAAGCGCGGTCTTTCCCCTGCGCTTGGGGAAGCTGCAAATTCTTTGTATGAAATTGTTGACGGGTATGCCGGGGCGCTGAATGCGGAGGTTGCGCTGACCAATGCGGCGGCGGCTGGGGTAATAACGTGGAATGAAGCCAATGACGCGATAAATCGCATGACGTGGACAAATTATACCGCATCGGATGCGATGGAGTGGTTGGGCAAACGGTTGAGAGAAAACAACCCGTTGTACGGAGAGTCAATAACGCATTTCGGGGATTTGTCCATTGCGCTTGCTGGGGTTACGTCGTCTACAAGTGATTATTCTACTGCTGTGGATGTGGCCGCAGAAAAAGCGGAGCATCAGAAACTGGTTCAAGATTTGTTCAACGAAACGATAACCCGCCAGAAAGATGAAGCGTACGCCGCTCAAACCTCCATTCTTGGGCTGGCCGAAAGCTACAAGTCCATGAGCAACGCGCAGATGGCGCAGGAAATGTTCGCTGGATTGCGCGAGGAAATGGAAAAAGACGGCGTTGTTACTGAGACAGAGAAACAACGCCTATATGATTATGGTCTTGCTCTTGGCGCTCTGTCTGAGTCTGGCATCCTGTTTGCAGAGTCGAAACAAGCAATGGTCGAAGCAATGTACGCCGGTGTAATCAGCGATGAGGGCGCTAGAGCCGCTACAGACGCTTATAACCTGTCTCTCAAACAGGGGAACCTTGACCTCGATGCGCTGCTACTGAAACACGGAGAAGTCCCGGAAGACGCAGCCGCTTCCGCTCTCGCGTTCGCGAGCGTCAAAGAAAACGGGCTGGACATTATGTCGTTTTCGATGAATCAGGCTACAGAGGAAACCATGCCAGCGCTGCAAAAGGAATTTGATACTACGTCATCTAAGGCTGGAATGGCGGCTTCAAAAATAGCGGCTGTTGAAGCAAAGTTAGCGCGGCTAGATGGCATGAGCGCAACGGTATTTATAAACGTCGTTGAAACCACCAGCTCAAGCAATGCTCAAACGGTGCATGGCTATGGCAGTAACGCGATAACAAATTATGGCGGCGGGGAGTTTGCGGGCGCTGAGGCGCTTGGCGGCCCCGTTGTGGCGGGTTCGTCCTATCTGGTTGGCGAACAGGGCATAGAGAAGTTCACTCCCGCACAGAACGGCGTGATTACGCCAAATTCTGCTATGGACAATACAGAGGTGGTTAAGGCCATCAACGCTCTGAGGCGTGAACTCCCGCGCGCTCTGAGGGATGCGGTTTTACTGGCAGGTGTATCGTGACGGTTAGTGGAACCATAAAAGTTGAAATGCAGTTTGCGGGTACGGCTGGCGCATGGACGGATATCACCGCAGATGTGCAATACCCCGTTAAATGTTCTTATGGCATCAAGGGAAACAGCATTTCAAACCGCGTTGCTGATACGGGCATATTGACATTCGCGCTAGATAACAGCGCGCAAAATAGCGCCGGTTCGCTGGGCTATTATTCGCCTGGCGGAGCAAACGTCAGGGCTGGATTTGCCCCTGGTATCGCCGCAAGGCTGACGGTTTCAAGCGGCACAATGTCCAGGCTATTTTATGGTCATATTCCATCGGACGGTATTCAACCGGAGCCATTGCAATACTCAACCCGGCGTACAGAGGTGACTGTCCTTGACTGGATGGACTATGCCGCGCAATTCCCGATTAAATTACAGGCAATGCAGACAGACAAGCGCATTGATGAGGTGGTTGGAACAATCGTAGGATTAATGCCGATTGCGCCGCTGAACACGGATTACGGAACCGGACAGGAAACGTTCTCATATGTTTTCGATACCGTTGGAAACAACACGCGCGCAATGGCAGAGTTTCAAAAAATCGCTATGTCGGAGTTTGGGTATATCACGGTCGAACATGATGCGGTTTATGGGGAAACGCTTACGGTAGAATCACGCTATGGTCGGGTTGGGTTGTCTAACATCGGCACAATCAGCGACGCGATGACAGAAATAGAAACGCAATACGGCGCAAACTATGCCAACAAAATAAAGGTCACATCTTACCCGCGCAAAATTGACGCGGCGGCAACTACCGTGCTTGCGAAGTTGCAGAAAATAATCAATCTTTCGTCAGGCGATTCAACAACTATCTACCAGAAATTCCGTGACCCGGTTGGGGGCAGTCAGAAAGTGGCTGGCACAGATATGGTTTCGCCGGTCGCAACCACAGACTACGTCATGAACGCGCAGGCAGACGGTTTGGGAGCAGACTTAACCGCGTACCTTTCCGTAACTGCAACCTACGGCGCTGAGGGCGTATCGTGGGCGCTATCCAACACAGGCGCAGCAGATGGTTATGTCACGTTACTACAAGCGCGCGGAAAGGGCATCTATACATTTGATGAATCAGTCAGTATTTCGGATGACGCAGCAGAGATTAGCGCGTTTGGCGAGGTTGAGGTTGTGATTGACCAGAAATACCAGGACAACCCATTATCCGCTGAATCGGTTTCGAAATACTGGAAAAATAGATTAGTCGTTCGCAGAAATGATGTTAATAGCGTGACATTTGTCCCAAATAAAAATGAAGCGTTAATGTGCCTTTTCATGTGCGCGTATATCGGCAGGCAATTCAATTTATCCGAAACGGTCACGGACGTTGACGGGAATTATTTCATCAACGGTATCGAATACGAAATTATTGCGGGAGGAATTATTACTTGTACGCTTTACCCGCTGCAATCATCCGGTGAAAACTACTGGACGCTAGGATATTCTGAATTGGGCGTGTCAACGATTTTAGGTTATTAGGAGCGATTAGATTATGGCATATATTACACCACCATCAAGAGCAGCAGGATACATTGTTACTGAGGGAGATTGGAATCAGGATATTCGAGCCAACATGCAGGCCATGTTCCCGGACGCGGCTACAGCAGCGGGACAGATACCTTATAGCACCGCCGCCGATGCAATGGCGGTAGGCGCGCTCCCTATGGGGTTTGGGGGCAGGCTGACGCTTGCAAGTGGCACGCCAGTTCCAGCAACAGATTTAACTTCTGGAACGGTGTTATATTGGACTCCATACGGAGAATATGGGGGTTATTGCTCTCTGTTTGACGGCTCACAATGGCGACCATTTATGCTAAGTGAATTGCAAATTGGCACAGCCACATTCAACGCGGCAACAAAAATGTATGATGTGTTTATCGATTACAACGGCGGCGCTCCCGCACTGGCAGCAACCGCATGGACAAACGATACTACGCGCGGGACGGCGCTAACGTTTCAAAACGGGCGCTATGTGTCGGCAGGAAACGCTGCGTATAACTACGTTGGCGTGGTGCGCACGGTGGGCGTAGGCACGATTGTAGATAGCGCAACACAGCGCTTTGTCGGAAATTATTACAATCAGCTGAACAAAAAAATGTATTCATGCCCCGGCTATGTTGATGACAACTCGAATACGTCCTATTCGCTGAGTGGCACGCTGTGGGTGCGCCTGAACAGCGCCAGCGGAAGCAAAATAGAATTTGTTGTTCCAGAGACACAATCGGTCGGATTAAGTTTCGTTTCGTACTCATTGACGGGGGCGGGCGGAGCGGCGCGTTTTGGAATTGGGCTTGACTCTCTGACGAATATAAAATGTGCCGCACAAAACTCAATTGCAGAAGCGTCAATTTCAATTTCTGGTGAGTGCGAAGAGGTTATTGCGCCGGGTTATCATTACGCGGAATTAATGGGAGTCAGGTCTGTGTCAAATGCTACTGTTTATGCCGACTTCGCGCGCTTGGGAGCGGACGCGGACACGCCAGCAACCTATATAATGGCAGAGGTGAATTTATGAGTTACAACCCAATTAAATTATTTGACGAACTTGTAACGGCAGGATTGCCGGTCACAGAGGTTCACAGCGAGCTTGGGCCGACTTATAGTCGGGCGTTGACTTCGCCAGAGCAGACTACAGCAGCGGCAGTTATTGCAGCGCACGACCCGACCCCATACCCAGATTATGCGGTCGAAAGCGCCAAACAAGCCACAGAAATTTATAAACTCACCCCCAATCAAGCGGTGGTGTGGAGCGAAAAACAAATCATCGGGGATAAATCTGAATCGGCGCTCACAACCGAACTGGACGCGGCTACAACAGTTGCGGCTCTAAAACCAGTTATACTCTCAATTATTCAAATGAACTATCGAGCCGTGAAAACGGAAAAATCTAAACTCAGGCTGCTTGTCGCTCTGCGCGATAAAATTATGCCGGGACTATAATATTATGGAGGAAAAACGATATGCCAATGACACAGGTAGATGCGAGGGTTGAATTGTACGTTGATGCTTCTCAGGTTCTGGCGAAATGCCGAGAGGTTTACGCACAATGCAAAGCGGTGCAGGTGCTTCAAGCGCGCTTTGCCAGCGACCAGGATTTCAGCGATGCGTTTGATTATCTGATGATTATTGAAGACCCGGCTTTTGATGGAACTGTAGCGCCGTCACAGATGATTCAGAGCATCGGAACGCTAGTAACGGCATGGGAAGCAAGCGCCACAATTCGGGATGCGCTTGGGCTGCCGCCGTTGTAATTGAAAGTCTGTTATAAAACAGACTATAATTAATCAAAGAAAGAGGTAAATAAGATGGATTTTCAAAGTATGATTTCACAGTTCGGAGCGCTGGCAGGCTTTGCCGCGCTGGTTGCAGTATTGGTAAATGCTGGTAAACAGTTTGGTTTGGTTAAAGATGGAACCGCGCAAAATTGGGTTGCCGGGCTGAACCTGGCTGGTCTTGCCGCGCTGATTTCACTTCGGGTGTTTATGCCCGAGGTGGATATTTCAGCGCTGGATTCGCAAGCCGCGCAGATTGCGGTATTACTTGCGGTCGTTGCGGCATATCTTGGCGAGATGGGGCTGTCAAAGTTGGCTCATAATCTACTCAAGGGCGTTCCGGTCATCGGTAAATCATTTTCGAAATAAGGGGGCGTCATGGCAGCCGTTGCATATCGTGACATTGCAGTCGTTGAAGGGCGTGTAACAGCGCTTGAAGTTGGTCATATCGAAAACAAAAAGGACATTGACCGAATATCAGACACCGTTTTCGGAAACGATAAAAGCGGCGGTTTAATAACGGCTGTCAATACAACAAATGGAAGAGTAGAAGCGCTTACTCAGAAATTGGATTTCATCGTCGTGACCCTTACCGAAAAAATGGACAGACAAGCGAAAATCACCGACCGGCAAACGGACGCAATTTGGGGAGCGGTTGCTGCGGTCATCGTAAGCACCGCCGCGCTGGTTATCAAAATGGTGTTTTTCGGGACTCCATAAACGCAAAAATCCCCCAACAATTAAGAGCCTGAAATATGGCTCTTTTTTATTTAAGACAATAACTTAACGACTATGTAAATCACGCAGATAAGCAAAATGATAACTACAACCGCTTCCATTCGCAAACCTCCTATGGTATAATATAGTTACATAATAACATTATCGATGTAACTAATCACGATAATGTACCTAAGATGTACCATGAAAGGAAAAACGAAATGAATGAGATTGAAGCGAGTTTTACGGTTGAGTTTTGGCTTATACTCGTAATTGTGGCGCTGTTTGGGGTTGCATTTGCGGCTATGCTATGGCTGTTACGAAAATACGAATTTCTTCCAGACGACCCGGGGAGCAGCGTTATTTGGGTGGTCGTTGGCGTGGCTGTACCAGTGGCGCTTTCTGGCTTTGTAAATGGTTGGATAAGCGTTATCAGGCTGGCGCTGATTTTTATAGCAGCCGGAATTCCGCAGGGAATTTATACTGTCATTGCAATCGTGGACGCTAAGCGCCGCAAGATTGCCGAACCGGTGAAATGAGGCCGGAAAAGCGCCGGAAGCGCTGGCCGACATACGCGGATGATGCGAGAATAGATATTATTTGCGAGATAAACAATATAATCTGTGATTTATTTCTGGCAAACAGCGCCGGAACACCACCGCTTGAAGCGGCGAGGAAGATTGCAAAGGCAATTGACAATCTAAGGCTGATACAGCAAATTCTCAATGACGTTCGGATGGAAAATTACGAGTACACAAAAAATATATTCAGAAGATAACAAAAGACCCCCGTTTTCAGGGGGTCTTTCAGTTTGCGCCGGTTCACCGCCAACCAACGGGGAACACGGCGGGACTGCTATAATTCGAATTTGATTTGCTCCCATTTGTCGCCTGAGAAAACAAACTCAAGCGCTTTTCCAGAATACATCCACATTCGGCAATGCAGAACGCCATTGTGTGTATGGAATGTTCGGGCGCGCGAACTGTCGCCTTCATCCGTGTATTTCGAAAGCGCCTTGTTAAGCGCCATGTGTTGAGATATTGTGACCTGTCCATCAAGAACTAAAATATCTGTCATTTCATCCTCAATTCGCAATCTGCGTAAACGGTTTACGGACTCTCTGCATCCGTTCGACATCTTCCAGGCTCAAGCCAACCCGCAGGCCGCCGGTTTGCTGTATCTTGGCGTCTTCTGCCATCGCCTGAAACGTGAAAATGTTGACCTGCGGGACTGGTTGAAAGTGGCGCTTGATTGCGCCGCCGGTTTCCTGAACGTCGATGAAGTTCTTCATTTCTCGCTCTCAATCATCACCGGAATCTCAACGGTAATTCCGATAAATAACCCGTCGCTATAATCCATGCACGGGAGAGCGAAAGAGATATATCCTTTTCCGCAAACCGGGCAATGCTGCTCTTTCAATGACTCAAAATAATGATGAGCGCCGTCGTACTTTACGTATTTTGCCCGCCTTGTACTTCCGTCATCCTTAGAAGAACAGCATGGAAAATTGTGTTCTCCGGTACAGTTATATGTTTTTCCAATCTCAAGTTCGCAAAATCTACAGCCGTTCATTTCTGTTCCTCCAGGTATTTCTTCATCACATCCAGCGCCCGACAAAACGAGCAGGCGCTCATATCGGGCAGGCATTCACGGTCGCCAAGAATGACTGACTCAGCAAGTCCGATGGCTTCAAGAAGCTGCTCCTCTGCCTGCATAGCCTGATTGTACAGGTCGTCAAGCTCCCGGTACATGCCCTCTGCTGGCATCCAGTCGGCGGCTTCCGAAAAAATGCGCCATGCTTCGGATACTGCTGAAACATGGGCAAAGTGATAGCGCCGCGCAAGATAGACATTTTCGCTGACTGGTTCGGGCGTCAGGTCTGCCCATGTGTAGATAGGGTCGCTGGTAGTGATAAATTCGCTCATTTCATCCTCCTGTTATTATTGCTCAATATGAGCATCTAAGTCCTCGTATTTTTCAACGTTCTTTTCGAACATCATTCTGCATTGCTCGAACGTTCCAGAATATAAAACTATTCTGTTGCCCCAACTATTGTAATAAACTATTTCGCTCTTTTTCATTTCAGTCCTCCGTTTATCTTGTCTTCATGGGATGCGGATAAGTGCGGTATCTATTCCGCTTGTAAGTAACTGGCGTTTCGCCTGCTTTTTTTGCGCCCGCAGCCTCGGAAGGCGTTATAACGTTATCGTGTTTTTCTCCTGCGACAGCCTTCCATGCAGCGGCTTCTTCGGCAGTAAAACCGGCATCTCGCCATGTTGAAGCTGTGCGCCACCAGTTGAAACCGGCACTTTTCCATTCAGAAACATGTTCAGCATTAAAGCCGCTTTCAGTCCACAGGCGTGCTTCCTCTTGGCGAAAATTTGCATTTTGAAGTGCTGAACATTTATCTTTCATTTCAATCCTCCTGTGGGCAGTTTTGAGACTTGCCCAGGTCTTGTGATTAGTTCGCCGCCAGTCCTTTGCATCCAATAGGCTGGCCGCTTTCATCACGCACCAACTCGCCAGGCGAGAAAATATCTTCACGCTTTGCCCTCTGCGCAACCAACATCGATACAATATATACAGTGTCGTCTGCTGGTTCAGGGAGATTTTCAACTTCCCCGTATGCAACCATTTCGATTACAATACCGTCAATCTGGTAGATTTCAACGCGGGATGATTTTACCCGCGCCACCGTTCCAGATGGCTGTACGGTCACGACTTCGCCAGAGATGGCGATGATGTTTGGTGTGTGGGGCGTGCAATTTACAATTTTCATTGCCTTCTCATAGATTTTGTCCAATGGTTTTTATATATATCGCATACATTTGTTTTTACAAATTCAACGGCTTCCCAAAGAGACACATTGCTTGCATCACAAAACTCTCCGTTGACTTTTACAATCCAAGCCGCATGAATATACTCAGGCATTCTTTCGCCGTTCATGACAATTTCGATTGATGTTATCGGAGCGCCTTTATAAAAATCAAAAATAAAAGTATCAGGATAATAATTTATCGAAAGCACTCCATAAATTATTTTCTCATCAATAATTTCTTTAACAAAATCATTTTGCAAACAATCTTTTTCATCAAATGTTATTCCAACAATGATAAGCTCTTCTGTATCGCCAATAACGTCGAATGATACACCGAGTTTTTTTGCTTCTGGAATCCGTTCCCTAAGCTCTTCAAGTTGTCCGTATACAGTAAATCCGTCTGCTCCCTGTTTTATGTATGCATACACAGCAATGCTTTTCATTTCATCCTCCTATGTTTCTGGTTGGTTATTGTCTCTGATATAATAATAGCACAATACTATACCAATGTCAAGGGGGTATAGTATTGTTTCTGGAAACTTTAAGATTATGTTCTACCGTGTTCTATAATGCGAGTTCAAACACCCCTTCGTTGCAAGCCGGGCATTTATCGGTAGTTTTCCAATGCCCGCAATAATCACAGCGCGCACGCTCCGGTTTACTTGGCGCTCCCTCTAAAATCTCCCCCAGCCGCTTCATCTGTCTGAACACGTCCGAAATAATCTCCCTAGCTTCCTGCGGCATGGTATCGGATTTCTGGTCAATCCTGCTGATGATGGAGATTATTTTTGCGGTCATCCGAAACGGAGTTGAGTTTTCCGGGCTTTTTTCTTCCAGGAATCGGGTCACGTTCCAGTTTTCATCTACCGCTCGCTCAACCAGTTTTATATCCTTCGGGCTGCTGTTGCGATAAATTGACCAGTCTTGAGCAAGGGAGCGAAGGTCTTTCGGCCACTTGCGGGATGTGCGCTCATGGTCATCCAGAAACGTATACGTGCATCCGGTTTCGCCTGCAACGGCTCTTAGTACATCGTGGCGCTCATATCCTATTGCTTCGTGTTGGTCAACCAGAATAACCAGTACGTCGCCCAGCCGCCACATAGACTCGCGCATGTTTTCAACGCAGGCTATTACCTCGATGATAGATTCATCAGATATTTTCAATTTCATTTCGTCCTCACCGTATATGTATTCTGCGAATGTGGCACAAAATTGATTAGTCCGGAATCTTTCAGGTCATGCAACCGCTTGTGAATCACTGATCGGCTGCGTCCCACGTGCGCGGCAATCTGCGTGCCATCCGGTGGGCGCCTGTGTTCTGCGGTGTAATCGCTGATGAACTGAATGATTTTTGTATCGATTTCGTCAATCATTTTTCACCTCTATTTCTGGCAATGGCCTCCACTCAACAGCGCCTTTTATTATGACGAAGAAGGTATCATGTCCATACTGCGCATTTCCGATAGTTTTTAAAATACCATCTTCTGCCCATGCGCGCACTTTTATTTCAACATCTTGAAAATCTTCTGGTATTTTTTCTGACACAGGAGTCCATAGGTTGGCGGATTCTAATTCCGCTATTCTGGCTTTTAGCGCATCCTCGATTGGGCGGTGGTTCCACTCTTTTACAGATTTTTTCCCAATGCTACCAGTGACACAATCTTCTCCGCCAGAACAGCAAACAACATCATCTTCATGATATGCTTTTCTTCCACAAAACGGGCACGGTTTCAACTGTTCGATTTTTTCGATAGGTTCGTTCATTTGTAACCTCGAATCTCGCGGCGCTCCCAAATGCGATGGTAGGTTTCGCGCAACAGGTACATGGGTGACTTCTTCATCAGGCCATAATACATTTTCAGGTCTGTCAGGCTACCGTTGTACAGGTTCGCGTCAATCTGCTTACTCTCAGCGCCATGAGCAATGCCATCTTCCCGGTCGGTAAACTGCCAGAATTTCCAGGTAGACCACAGTCCTGTATTCGGTTTTTTAACTCCATAATTGGCAATCCACAAATCATAATCCAGCAACCAGGCAGGTATCCCACTGACCGGACTGGTTAAGAAGTTCTTAATTACGTCCACGTTGGAATAAAAAATTGGTTTCTGGTTCGTGCGTTGCTTGATAATGTCCATGCACGCCCAAATAACTGAGAGTACGGTTTTGCGGTCTTTGCTCTCGATACCCTCGCGCTCCACATCGAACACTGGCGGCAATTCGCCATAATCGCCATCAAACGATTCCAAAAATGCGTTCATTTGCGGGAGCGGGTCATACTCGAACAGGTGGTAATGGTATGCGCCGCGCAACAAACCGGCCTCTTTTGCTACTTTCCAGTTGCGCAAAAAGTCGCGGTCTTTTCCCGTGCCGTATGTTGCACGCATAAAAATAAACTCTACCCCGCGCGCTTTCATTTTATCGAAGTCAACCATCTGTGGGGTGTCGGGTTTGTTATTCCACTTGCTGATATCTACGCCATAAGCATTTTTAGTCATTTCTTACCTCCGACGGTTTTGAATATCCGTTCGTATCTAAAAAGTTTTTTGCAATCTGGCGCATTTCTTCTGTTTCTTTCATGGTATTTACATTGTATTCTGATATCTGTTTCAACGCGTCAATGGCGTCATTTAGCCTTCCTACCCAATATTTTGCTGCGTCTTCTTGCATATCTTTATTCATTGTTTTGCCACATCCTTTTGAAGTTTTTTGTTATCCGCGTCAACCAGTTTTTTGCCCCATCCGTTTCTATAGCATTTTATATTCGGGCATTTATGGCACGAATGACCATTAGACCATATTACCTCATAGCATTCGTTACCGGCGGTAGGCTCAGTAAATCTTCCAGACAGAACACAAATAATGTCGCTCATTATTTACCTCCATAATATTCTTTCCAGGCATCCAGCACATTGGCTCTGTTGAAATCAGATAAATCAACAGAAACCTTCCTTATATCGCTTCCGTAGTATTTTAACGCCCATTCGTTGAGTTGATGCATTATGTCATAGTCTGCCAATTTATTGTATATAATCATCTCTCTGATTACCATCATAACGGAAGAGAATATTACAATCGTCATAATTTGACCAATCATTCCTTCACCCCCATTACTGCCAACAGCGCCGCCCGGCAGATTGCCAGAGCGGGGGTTTCGGCTTCTGCGATATTTTCATAAATCAAATCCGCTGTTGTTTCAGGTCGCAGTTTCCAGAACTCAGCAATATAACGTTTTTCTCCGGCGTGCTTCACGATGTTGAAAGACAAACCAAGTTCATCAAGGCGGCGAACAATCTTCCAGGTTATCGCATCGTCTGAGCTAAATGGATACGGCTCCCAAATCCATTTAGCAAAATTGTATGCCCACGTTCCCCCATACGTACTTTCTGTTATTTTTACAAGCGTTGTTTGGAATATTTTCGTTTGCTGCCTATATTTGTTTTCTGGCTCCGCATCTCCAAAAACATGCTCTGCTATGAGCACATCAATTTCGCGCCCGGCTTCCAGTTTTAGAATTTCATCTCTAGTCATTCATCACCTTCTTTCGCTAACTTCCCACCGCAACAATCGCAAAATTCGCAAAATTCATCTCCACCAGGCAGCGAATCAGCGCTGAAATAATGTTCTTCTCCGCAAGCGGAACACTCGTACATTACTAAAATTTCATCACTGGTCATTTCACACCTTTCATCAGATTTTCAATGTTATGAACAGATTTCTTGATCGTCAAAACCTCTGCGGCAATCGCCTCTATCAACTCGTTGCAGACAGTGACCGGCGGGGTTTCGGGTTCGGGTTCTGCGTCCAGTTTTGGCGTGACCTCCAACATGTAAAACAGCTTTTCCGGCGTTCCGTTGTAAAACGCTGCGCCCACGACCCCATCACCGGAAGCGCGTTTGTAATCAGAGGAAATAAAACCTGAACGCTGGGTACTGTTGAATTCTGCCCAAATCCAGAACATCCAGTTTTTGCAGAATGAAATTGGCGGGTTGTCATGCTCTTTGCCATCATAGCCCAACAGTTTGCCTTCCGGGTAATAGTTCGATACCTTTGACCAATCGTTCAGCCGCACGACCGATTTCATGGTGAGATAATCCGAGCAGCAATAGGGTTCCCATCCCATCACCGAACCCAAGTCAGGATATTTATCCCGGATGATATGTTCGTCAATCATTGGGATGACATACTGGATGCGGTTATTTACTTTCGGCGCTAACGACCGCACCCGCTCAATGGCGCTCTGAATGATACCGAATACATGCGGCCCGGCAATGTCCTTTTTGTCGTTGTTCAAAAAATTGAAGAAACGCAAAACAATAACCTGCATGTACTTGCTTTTAATCAGGCTTTCAATATCCAACCATACGTTATCATGCTCGGGTAGGACGTTATCTTCCAGTGGGTAATAGCCTAAGTCGGGGATATTCTGGTGATAAGCGTTCACATCCAGGTTGTAAATGCCGACCACAGGAAAACCGTATTCAAAAGGCTGTTTCAAAACGGTATTTTTCTGCGTCCAGCTTTTGAATGGTTTGCGGTATCCGCTGTTCATGTAGGCCATCACGAACGACGCTCCAGATTTCCACGCGGGCAAAAAATTGAATTGCTCGCACTCAGGGTCTACCAACACTCCAAATGTTCTAGTCATAATTGCTTTTTCCTTTCTGTCTCACACAGCGCCTAAGCGCGCCGTTTTTGGTTTTAGTGCGTAATTAGAATATATGTTCATGTTACGCACGTTTGATTATTTTGTTAGTCGAAAAGTTTATTTTTTGCGGTTGACTAATGCAGGAACTCAAACTGCATTTGTGATGGTTCTTCCTCTGCTTTCCATCCGATAAAATCAAGCATTTTCTGGTCTGTTATTTCGCGCCATTGTCCGCGATAAGGCGGTGCATGAAATGGCGGGTAATGTTTTGGGTTTCCAAAATGCCATGCGTAAACGAAAAATTGTACCTCCTGTCCGGGTAATGAGCTTTTCCAGCAGAAACCAGGATACCAGGAATAGGAACAACCAAATTCCCCGGCCAGAAACATTATCGGGGTGTTGAGTGGTGGATATGTCATTTTACAATCACCCACATAAACAACGATTTCAGTTCGTCCAGCACGCAGGAGATAAGCGCCCTTATGGCAACATCCAAAATCATGAGTTGATACATTGCTGAATCCTCTGGATAAGACTCTGTTTCTGCTGTTCTATTGTTTTCGTTATCAATCATATTGTCATCTCCACCAATCGCGGCGCTTGCTTGACGACCGAAATCTGATAACGTTTCCCGTCGCGCTCGTTGACAAACTGCGTGCCTACGACCATCCCGCCATTCGGGGCGCTTGCGATAATATCCTCTTTTGCAAACCTTGCCACTCCCGGCCTCATTCCGCCATCCTCTAGCGGTATCGGGTCGTGGATGACAACGAACGGCGCAAACTCGCGGCGGGTTGTGCGCTGTGTGCGCTGCTGTTCCTCAACCGCAAGGCAGAGATTGCATAGACCATGATAGGGGTTGCGCACGATAGAACCGCACTCTTTGCACAGGCTCATTTTGCCACCTCCGGCGGCTCTGGCAACGGTCGCCAGTGAGTAATAATTCTATCAGTTGGCGTTCCAGTGCCAGGGGCATACCATCCCGGCATATAAACCCAATCCTGCGCCTCCCACTCGCTCGGTACGTAATAAAAATGCCTTGATGGAATTTTCCCATCAATGAGTACCTCTACTTGTTCAGATACTAGATACCTGCCTGCTGGAAGACTCTCCAACACTGGAATCCAGCGGTTAGCGGCTTTCAGTTTCTCATATTCCAGGCACATCACGTTCAAATTGTGTCTGCTTTCTGCTGACAGCGCCGCCCATTCTGCGGGGGTCATGAGTTTATCGGTCATTGTTTACCTTCTCTTTGTTTTGCGCATCCCAGAAAGGCTTGCAGTCTTTGTGAAGCACAGTTCCGTTTACAAATGCGGCGCCGTTCTTTCCAATCATTCCGCCGCAAAAAGCGCATTCCTCAAATCCAAATGTCAGGATTGAGATTGATTTTTCCAGTTCATCGTTTTCTTCCCGCAGTCTTACATTGTTTGCTGTCAACGTCTCGCATTCAATATGCGAACGCTCAGCATCCGTCCACAGTTTTTTGTTTTCAGTTTCCAGTTCTGCGATTCTGTCCAGCACCGCATAATCAAACTCGACCTTATCGCCAGCGCTGATTTTAACTGCTACTGATAACTGGCGTTCCAATTCTGCAATCTTTTTTGTGAGTGTTGAAATTGTTCCGCGTAATCCCTTCGCTTCAAGCGGCGATAGTCCTTCGCTCTGGATATACTCGGATTGTTCAATTGCTTTCTGCTCGATGATTTCCAGTTCTGCAATGCGCTTTTTCTGCTCCATACAATAATCAATCAATTTCTTTTTTGCTTCTACTAGCAATTTATCATGCGATAAGCCACCCCATTCTCCAGACGCTTCACATTCTCTTGCCTCGCAGATAATTTCATCAATCATTTGCTCGATGTCGCTCATTGTTCGCCGTCCTTCTGGCTGCCGTCCGCGTCCAGTTCGACATATCCAACCCAGCGCAACGATTCAATGATTTTCGCCGGAACGTACAGTAACAGGGTCAAGATTACAAAAAACGTGTTCACAATTTTATCTTTCATTTCTCACTATCCTCCAATTCTCTGATTTCACCCGATGACCAGCCATCCAGCGCGGCGCGGGCAATCTCGCCGTTGTCGTTGATAATCGGGATTTCAATTCCTGCGCCCTCAGTAATCACGTGTTTATGGGTAGCTGGTTTGGCATAGAACTCAAGCGCCGTTTTCAGCGCGGAAATCTGCTTTTCAAGTTCTTTGATTCTTTCATGGTCAACAATATGCGCAAATCTGTATTTACAGTTTTGACAGTCGTTCATTTCAATTCCTCTCTTTCGTTTCCGTTACATTCCGGGTAGCATCCAGGGCAACACTCCGGGCAATAATCATTTTCATCATCGGTGTGCCTGTCCAGGTATTCTTGTTCGGTAAACTGATGACCGCAGGCCGAACATTCGCCATAACCAGGCTGGCCGCGTCGTTGGATAAATTCAAGTTGTAGGTTCATTTCTTAGCCCTTTCATGACATCATACAACGAGAGTAATTTATCGTTATCCAGGCTCGAAAAATCAAATTTTGAAATTTCTCTCAGGATTGTTTTCCTTGTAATTTCGCTTGCGATTTCCTCTGTAGCTGGAATAATGTCGCGCGGAACGCTCCAGCCATTACAACCCATTTCCTCGCCGTTTTTATATACCACACCGCCAACAGTCATTCTCCGCGTTGGTGTGATTTTTTCGATGCGGCGAAACGAATACTCATGATTTCCTGTGGGTGAATATCTTTTCACGGCAACAATATCGCCAACCTTCAACCCGTCCAGCCATTCCTGTTTTTCTTTTGTATCTAAGCTCATTTCATTTAGTCCTTTCGTCTTACATCTACAAATTTCGTTTGATTAGATAGCCATAAAATCGGCACTTCACCGGTCGGCCCGTTCCTGTGTTTCGATTGAATAAAAGAGGATGAAACAATCCTGCCCCCGTTCGTTTCGTGGTAAATAAACATTACACCGTCAACGGGCTGCTCCCCGCCTTCTCTCAGGTCGGATAATTGCGGCTTTCTGTTTTCCTCTGCTCCAAGCGTTTTATTGCCGCGTTGCTCTGAATTTCTGTTCATCTGGTGGGCGCACCAAATCGGGATGTTGAACTCAAGCGCAATATTCTTAAGTTCCTCTGCGTTGTAATTAACTTCCTGATGCAACCCTCCAAATTTTAAGCCCGACCGCATCCGATTCAGACTATCAACGCATATCATGTCCAGTTTCTTTGACCCGGATAGTATTTCGCACCGGGAGCGGATATAGGCGGGTGAAGCGCCGGGCTTGCCATCAATGGTAATTCCCAGGCTTTCAAGTTCTGCGATTGCATGAATATAACTATCATACTTTTCATCAGGAATTTTACCCGTCATCAGCAATTGATAATCAATTCCGGCAATTTGCGCAATCATGCGTTTTGTCAATTGGTCATGCGGCATTTCGAGCGAGAAAATAACAACATTGTTTCTGTAAAAATCTGCGCCGACATTATATTTAGCTGCATGAAGCGCAAGTTGGATTAATGAGGTTGTTTTTCCTTTTCCGGTCGGCGCGGCAATCAGGTGAATATCTGATTTTTGAATACCTCCACCCAACAACCGGTTATAGTCTGCCCAGGGCGTTGGAATGCCAGGGAATATTTTTTGCTTTGATAACTCCTCTATCTGTTCATCGACAATGCGTACCGAATCGGCCAGCGTTATTGCATATTTTGGCTCTGCGAGTTTTGCGGCCTCGGATAATCTATGTGTCGCTTGCTCTGTAACTTGCTCTGTGGTAATCTCCGGGTTATTGGCAATTACAACAATGTCGCTCCCAGCAGCAATAACCTTTCTACGAATATAGTTCTGGTGGACAATCTGAGAATAGTATTTTGCGTGCGTACTGGTGGGGGTTGAGTTAATCAACGAGATGATATACTCACTGCCACCTATTTCGTCGAATGTGCCGTCTGCCTTTAATTGTTCGGAAAGCAGGACGTAATCAATCTGTTGACCGCTGAAAATCAATTTCTCAAATGCCGACCATATAAACCCATTTCTGCGAATATAAAATTCCTCTGCGCCGTTCGGCAATTCTACGCGGCATTCGTGGAAAATATCGCCGTCAATCAAGGCAGAACCAATCACCGCTTTTTCTGCATCGACGCTATGGGGAGGTAATAACTGTTCAGCTACCTGATATTCCGTAAATATTTCTGTCATAACATCCCTAGCCTGTCCATCTCACGCGTGAACGGCGTATCAATCGGCGCGGGTGGTTCGGGCGGGCGCACTTTCGCGGCGCTTTGCACGCGGATGCTATTCGCTGTTTTTATCGCGCCGGATAGGGAGGTTAAATATCTGGCTGGGCCTTTGTTTGCAATATGCCATTTTAAACCCTCTTTAATGTCGTCAATTGTGATATTCAACTCAACGAATTCGTTAATCATTTTTATAGAGTTTTCCCCTGATGGTAACAATCCTGTTGTCTGCTGTAATTGCAATCGGATGGTATCGAATGGGTCGGGGGTGGAGGATGACTCTTCTCCCGTAATCTCTGAGGAAACCTCAGAAGTATTCTCTGTATTTGTATCTGATTTAAATTGGACACCTATCTGATTTAAATTTGGGAGGGTATCATTTATAATTGGATAGGTCACTGATTTTAATTGGGCAGGCATCAAATTGATGAACAAAACATTGTTGCAAACCACATCTCCGCTGTGGATAGTTCTGAACTCAATTTCAATCACTTTCAGGTCACATAGTTTCTTAATCCCTGCGCGTACCTGATTTTTGGTCAATCCGTACAACTCAGAAAATGCGCTATAGTTGCGTTGGAGCTTATCAGCCTTGAACTTCTTGCGCATCTCAATTGCTGCGCCGGTATGTTCATCTCTTACCTCAACTGGACGATACCAGTACACAATGTCGGAAAGGATAATGATAGCGTTCAGGTCTGGTTTCCCGTTTTCGTAGATGATGGTTTTATACCATTGCATCGGGATGACGTTGCCGGAAAAGTTCATCATTCCGGTTTGCTCTACTGCTGGCAGGTCATTTTTATAACCGTTCATAATTACCTCGCAATGCAGAAAACCCGCTGGTAGTAGGTGAGAGCTACGACCAGCGGGCGATTTCATTATGTCAACAAGTCTCTCACACTCGTAATTCCATTATACATCATTTTTGTCATTTTGGTTCATCCAGTTTCGGTTCTGCCAAAAGTCTGTTACATAACAGACAATAGGTTCCTAATCCTCCCATCAGCCGCCCGTCATACCACTTGCTGCTGTGACCATAGCGCCAGCGCTCCGGCTCGATGACAATCTGGATATCATGCTTGCATCTGGGCAACTCAGGCGGTACGAATTGGTGAATGGTTGCTGCGTCAGTTTCGGCCATCTCAAAACCTGAATGCCGGGTTATCGTCACAGGAGATACCGCCGGGAGTTGGAGCGGGCGGGTTAATCATGTTGGTCGCCAGGTGTTCGGCAATCTCCAGTTGATAGGCCGCCTGAACTGCGTCTTTCTGCCGTCCAGGGTTGCGCGCACTTCTGCGGCGGTAAAGTTAATGGGGCGCTCTTTCATTTCTGCTCCTCCTTCGCATTCATCCATTCCTCAAATTCTGAGACGATATTCACAGGTACGAATACCAGTTCATAGCCGGTTTCTGCCAATAGCGCCTGAATGGTTTTGATTGTCGGGTTGGCTGTTTTTCGTTCAATCATGGAAACGAAGTTACGGGATATTCCCGCCTGCTCCCCCATTTCATCTTGGGACAACTTCAAGCGCTTGCGCTCGGTTCGCACCAGGGCGCTAAACGAGTATTTGATTTTACTCATTCGGTTTGTCCTCCTCTCCTGACCGCTCCTGCCATGCCGACAGAATCAGCGTGATGAAGCAATGCCCACAGGTTACGGTTCCCATCAGTGGGTTGTAATGCAGCGGATGGTCTGCCCCAAACGGGCACGGTTTGATTGTCTCATTCTGAATAATGGTTTGTTCGTTCATTTCGTTCCTTTCATGGCGCTGTGTAATTTTGTGTAAAATTTGACATCCGCATATTCACGGCTGTTTTTATTGGTAAAATCTTCCCGAATCTGACGTATCGCCTCAGAGCGCAATTCGTGGATGTCCGGGCTTTCAGTCAGGTTTTCGCGTCCGAACAGCGAATCGATAAGCTCATAAAGCTCCTGCTCATTCATGCGCAAGGCGCTTTTTAGTGCATCGTTGTAGCCTTCAAAATACATGCTCATATCAGCCCCAAATCTTTCGCCCGATGGCTGAGCACTCCTAATTCCCGGCAAGCATCCTGCCATGCTTTGACCTTCGCGGCGGTTTCTTCGTCCGCGCCTTCCATGTCAACGTTAACTACCGCTCCGTGTGCGGCCTTTTGCGCGGCGATTCGGACATCGACAATAACATCTTTGCTGCCGCACCACAAAGGCCAGCAGGAATAATCCAGGTCTGCCCCGCTCAGGTCTGCCCCGTGCAGGTCTGCGAACTCCCCGCCTTCTTCATCGAGCAACCACTTGCCGTGTTTCGCAACGATTTCTGCAATTTCTTCTGATGTATACGCTCTCATTTCAATTTCCTTTCATGGCGGGAATTTCACCCGCCTGATTCGGGAGTCTGTTATGTAACAGACTTTTTACTGTTGCGCTCCTGCTGCTGGTTCGTCAACCTGAAAGCCCATATCTTTCAGCAGTTTTGCTTCATCAACTGGTTCAGGTTTTTTTTCGATGACAGGCTCCGGTTTTTCTTCTGGAATGCTGATGCTGATAATCGGTTCGTCCACATCATAGCCGCCAGAAGCGCCATCCAGAAGATAATCCGGGATGATAATATCGAAACGCTGCCGGATTGCGTTCTTTGCAGCGCGTTTCTTGGCGCGTTCGTTCCTGTCCCACATTTCCGGTTTGCGGTTCCCAGTCGGCTTATTATTTTCGTATTCAAATCCAGAAAACGACTCGCCCTTAGAAACTACGCCAACTGCCCACCATGTCGGCTTTTTACCAATGATTTCTTCTGCCTTCGCCATTAATTCGGAAAAATTCACTTCTTGAAACAGGCTCTTAAGCATTTTTGTTGTGTCCAGGAGGTCTTTCAGCCACTTTGTTTGAGAAACCGTATCGGTCAAAACCGCTTTCCACGCCACATCTCCATCGCTGAAAAATGCTTCCTCATGGGTCGCTATGCTATATTCGATGGAGAACTGCGCTCCTTCAACATGAGCCTGTTTTGCTTCAAACGCAAGCTGTTCGTGCGCCTTGCGGCGCAGGCCAGCCACACCAGGAACTACGCCAACGCCATCGATGAAATAGCACTCACCGGCGAACGGATTGAGGTTGTTTGTGATAGCGTATACCGCCAGAGAAAAAACCTCTGAATCCGCCAGCTTACGCGTGCCTACAATCATAGTTTTGATGCGCTCGACAACCGCTTGCTTGTCTGAACGAATCGCTTCCCATTCCTGGGTAAGCTGTTTCTCCTGCCATTTCGGCTCTGCTTTTACAATGTCTGTATCTCTCATTTCATTTTCCTTTCGTGAACAAAATAGTTTTTATCGACACTTACATTATACACATTACTACTGTATTTGTCAATACTCAGTATTGCATTATTCCAAAACTCGTGGTAGAATATTATTAGATTGGAGCGATAAATTATGACGACATTGAAAAACCCCAAAGGGAAATTAGTCCTGCGCCTTGATGAACTGCTTGCAGAGCGCGGGCTGGGAGTTTGCGAGTTTGCGAAACTGAGCGGACTGGAATATCACACAATCGGCAGCCTCATTAGTGGTAAATGGAAGCGTATCGGGCTCGAAACATTATATTCTCTGGCCTTTGCGCTCAAGGTGCAGCCTGGGGAACTGTTCCGGCCAATTGATTTTAGCGGCATGGATGACGACAAGGAGTTCCAGAAATGATAAGAGTAAATTTGAGAGTGTACGTAAGCGGTGACGAATGCGGATATATCTCTGCGTCAGAAGCAACCGTAGAAATTCCAGACGAATTAACAGACTTCGATTTTTCTGCCGCTGTTCCGCGTCTTGTGCGGTTAGCTATGGAGAAGTATAAAAACGCACGTCAACCGATTGATTTTAGCGCCGTTGGCAGTGGGCAGGCAGAGAATGATTGATTACGAGAAATTCTATCAGAACGCAGAAAAGATTAACAGAAATGCAAAACATATGGCATTTGTGTTTACTGGATTTATAATTTTTTGTGGGTCAATTTTATTGGTATTGTTTGGTCATTTGTTTATATTTCTGGTACATTAACAAATAGCGGCGGCGTGGTGGGACACGCTAATGACGGTATAACTCAGGCGGGCGAGCCGTTCCCTTTACCGTTAAGGACTGAAAGCAGAACCTCTAGGCCGAGGCAGTCAATACTAAATTCTGTATCTGAGTAACCAGGTTCGAATCCTGGCCGCTAACAAATTCCCCAGACGCGAACGGGCGCGGAGTCGCTTGGGTTCATCCACCGACACCAGATTCGATGCTGGCCGGGGAACATTAATTTTTAGGCGAAAGTCGGCGAACTGCAATACACAGACTTGACAGCCGGGAGAGACCGGCGATTGGTATCCGTACTGCCACCCGCGCGCGGGGACAAAAGAGACGGCGCACGCGCTGAGCGAAGAATGGCAAACGGCGAAAGCCAACCGTAACACAACAAGGCTTGAAGGCTGGCAGATACCAGAAGTCATGTGTAGCTCAATTGGTAGAGCAGCTTCACTGAGGTAGGATGTACGTTCGAGGCGTACCGCATGGCGAGATATAACCGCCTGAATTAGTTTGACGGCGGGAGGACCGCAGAAAAAAAGGAGAGGAAGAACATGAGCGCACTTGAAGCAGTAATTCTTTTGATAATGGCCGCCGCGTTCCTTGCGGTCGTGTTTCCGGTATTCGGGGGCGGGAGATGAGTAAAAAAAGCCATCTCGAAATGTTGGCGCAGGCCATTATTTCCGATATGCAGATTGAGCAGCCGATACAAGAGTATCACTTTGACTCTATCAGGAGATGGCGATTTGACTTTGCTTGGGTGGAGCGTAAAATAGCTCTTGAGGTGGAGGGCGGTATATGGGTCAATGGCGCTCATAACCGAGGCGCGCACTTCGAGAGCGACGCAGAGAAATATAATGCCGCAACTATGCGCGGATGGCGGGTGTTTCGTTACACTGGCGGGATGATTGAAAGCGGCATGATGGAAAACGACCTGAGAAAACTATTCGGGATACAGGAGGTGAAATAATGGGCGCAGAATACATATTCTGGAGAGCGGAATTTTTTTCGTGGTCAGGCTGGCAGAAATGCCACTACAAAGGCAAGGCCAGCGGTGAAATGTTCGTTTACGGTCTTATCGGATGGTTATGCGTATTCGGGTTCGCGTTTCTGTTGTTCTGGAAGATACCTGTTTAATACAGGAGATAAAATAACAGTTGTATTTTATCGGTTTAATGTTATACTGATTATAGGTACGCTCAAGTTTCACACTCATTTCTTCCTTTCACACAGTAACACCCGGCTTCCCTCCTGTGCCGGGTGTTACCTATTTACGGGCTATGTCATTGAAAGACTACGCTTCAATTTTTCGGGGGCGGCCTCCTTTCTTTCCGTTCTCGCGTACCGCTGCGGCTTTGCGAGGGCTGCGACTACGTCCCAGGATGGCGGCGGCTTCGCTGTTGGCCTCTACGATATAGAGGGCTTCGCGTGCTTCCATCCCGCTGTTAACCATGCCGATAAATGTTTCTGCCTGCTTCCTGGTTTCGAAAAACCAATAGCAATCAGGATTTACGATATTTTCAGGGCTGAGATCAGCGACCCAACCGGTTTTGTTGTTGTCAATTTCTGATGCCTTAAAAATTCTCTTATCCATTTCATTTCTCCTGTCTCTAGTTCCCCTGTCGGGGTTGTTTGTGTTTGTTAATAATAGTATACATCCAAACGTTAGGTATGTCAAGTGTTTTAGTAAACTCATTGGAAACTTTAAGTATATGTTCTATATTGTTCTATTTATGCGCCGCCCTATTGCCAACGGTGGTATAATATAATCATAGGATAGATTATGCCAGACGACGAATCGGTAACATTTACTGCTTATTACCCCAACATGCAATCAGCCATTATGATGGATGGAAACAATAACGGTTCAAGGATAAAGCTGGACATACCGGAAAGCGAGATTGCAAATTGGATAAAATCAACTATCTGGCGCGGTATTGCCCTGAAGGTAACAATCGAGCCAATCAGACAGGAAGAGAATAATGGCGCATGTCTTACAACCATTAACCGGACAACGGCAAAGCAGCGAAAGCAATAAGGCTGTAGTAGCTTGCAATGATTACCTGAGAATGGGACCTGGGCGTTCTCTCAGGGAACTGCATCGTAAATACGACGAACGAGCTACAGAAAAGGCTCCTGTGAAGGCCCTGAGAACAATAGGTCAATGGTCAAGTGATTTCAATTGGGTAAAACGTGCTGAAGAATATGACCAACAAATACAGGAACAAAAAAAGCAGTACGCAGAGGAAATGTTAAAAAGCGGATTGGCGCTTGATTACGAACGGGTTTCAGAACTCAAGAAACTTTATGAACTGTTGCTCTCTCAACTGATGGAGCAGGGCAGCGGTGGGGTACTGCATAACCTTTGGGTGCCGGACGTAAAGCAAATT